CTAACAATCTTTACATACTTTTCAGCAAAATAGATTGGATCATTTTTACATGCATAGAATTCAAGAATTTGTTCTTTACTAAATTCCTGTTCTACATTCGCTTTTTTTAGGTTGGGATTACCTAGATAAATGTTGTCCGACATAATAACCTCCTACATCATTTCATATTTTCCAAACCTTTGATCGTGCTCTAATGTTTTCTGAGTCATATCTAAGATTTTTTTTAAATTCTCAACTTTCTTTTTCAATTCTTTATTTTCTGCCTCCGATTTGGAGGAGGGGTTCTCCTTGGTCATAGTTTGAAACTTGGTAAGACCAGAGTTTAGCTCCAGGATATACTTTCTCTACTTGATCCAGAACTTCTCTGCGTGATGGTTGCTTGACTGAAGGGAAAAACATTTTTATCATGTAGCCTTTGCCTCTCCATCCAAGATACACGTCGATAACATTTCCTGTGCGTGCTTTGAGTTGAGTCGCTTCTTTAATATTCTCGTTGCGAAACTCCTTAAAGGAAATCATTACCATAATACATCATTTACCTTAATATTTATTACTTTTTATACTTGTAGTGCTGTAAATATAACCTTAAAGGTTGTTGAACTAGATGAAGCAGGATATCCTAATAACCTTAATGCACCACTATTAATATCAGTGGAGAAGGTTGCTATACCTGCTGGTTGGTTAAGAGTTCCAAATTCATTCATGTATGTATTAGTGCCATCATGAATAACATTGATAGTTGTCATATTATAATTAGAACCCTGAACTGCCTGTACTTGATAACTAGCAGACCTATAAGTAGATGCGCTAATAGACATGACAGTTGCCTGTCCTGTAGCAGAAGTAGTCAATATACCAGACTGAATATCACCAGCAATTAATTCTAAGTTAGTAGCAGAAACAGGTTCAAAAGTAAACTCTTCCTCTGTAGCATTATATCTTAAAAATCTACCATCTCCTAGATTAGAATCATCTACATCATCCAATCCAGTAAGAGTGCTACTTCCTAATGAAGTACTAGCAATACCAACCCATCTAGAATTATCACCATCATATATTAATAAGTCATTGTTAGTAGAATCAAAATTAACATCATCAAGGTCTTTGATGAATCCTGCTAAGTCTTGAAGAGTAGCAAACTTTTGATCTGTAGGAGTAAGAGGATCATTCCCTTGTTTTTCAGAAGGATCGGGAGCTATAGGTCTATCATTAACTAATTCTTCTTTTAATACTTCTTGCTTACCTTTTATATCCTCTACAATCTTATAAAGGTCAGCAATATTAATAGTATGAGTTTCTGCTTTCTCACTTAACTTCTTAATATCCTTATCATAATATTTTACTTCTGGAAGATTAGCAACTTCTTCTTTCAGACCATTAAAGTAATCCTTAATTTCTTTATTAGCATTTCTATACTTACTATTAGACTCATCTATTTTCTTCTCAATATTCTGCTTTGCTTCATTTAATTTACTTAATACGTTCTTCTTTAACTTTCTATCATCATCCTTAAATTGGTTCCTATGCTCATATATCTTAAGAGCAGTTTCTTTTAATTCCTCATATATCTTATCTTTAGTTTCCTGTAAATACTCCTTTACTTCCTTAATCTCAACTTTCTTTTCAAAATCCTTAAGTTCTAAATTCTCAGTAAGATTCTCTATATCTTGATTAAAGGTGTCCTTAAGAGTATGTAAGTTATCATTGACCTTTTCAAAGTCATCATCAATTACACCAAAGGTCTTACCAATCCAAGAGAAGTCTGGTACTTGATTAATCTCATTAACCCACTTAGGGAACTTAGGAATATCTCCTCTAACCCCTTCAATATCTTCTTTTAATGCTTGAATATCATCTTCATAATATCTTACTTCAGGAACTTCTGGAATACTCTCTTTTACTTGTTCTATATGAGTTAAAAGTTCTTGTAGTTCATTATCATATGACTTTATCTCAGGTATCTCAGGAATACTCTCTTTAACATCATTGACTAAACG